GCCGCCATCTTGCCAAGCGCCTCAGTATGCGAAGCATGGAGCTGCGCCGCTTTTAGATTAATGTTCGCCTGGTCGTTTAGAGTCTTCTCTCGTAACTGGGCCATTGCCAGCGCGTTATCTTGGTCTTGCTGCGCCTTCTTCAGGTTTTGATTCCCCAGAGCTTCCGCGGCGTCGGCCTTGACCTTTTGATACTGCGCTTGCGCCGCCAACGTCATCGGATCGGGTTCTTTTGGCGCGCTCAGAAGCGCTTGCATTTGCTGCGAATTCGGCATCTTGAAATAGCGCGATACGTTCTTAATATTCGCTATGCTGAGCATATCTGTTTGTGTATTAATCATTTCCTGGATGCCACAAATCGGGTTGTTGAGGCCCATTTGCGCTACCAACGTCTGTTGATCTGTCTTGATCTGCTGAAGTGTCATCAACCGTACGGTGTCACTACCTTTGCCGAGGGTTGGATTGACCTCGACTCCCATCGAGGCGTCGAAGGTCGACGTGTCGTAATCTACCCAGTTGCCGTTGATCTTGAGAGTCCTGGCCTGACTGGGGTTCTCTACGATCTCGTTGAACAAGCCGCTGAAGAGATCCTTGAAACCCGTCTCAGCGAGCACACGCGCGACAAGCTCCGTGCGCTCTTGCGCCCCGTTTATGATCGCCTCGACGCCGATCATCGTCGACGATTGAAGTGCTTTCGGATCGAGACCCTTTGCCGCATCGGACAACCCTGTTCGACGTTGGAGCACGTCGTTCAGATATTCGATGATTGGCATCGCCGCCTGGCCAAGAAACGGCGTTGAGGTGAACATCACCGCTGAGTTGGGATCGCCTCGAGTCCGAATCACAGCGCCGAGGTCGTCGTTCAAGGCGTCGTCGACGTTCGTGGTGAGCTCGTTGATCACCGTTTTCGGGTTGATCGCCTCCGCCGCCGAGTCGAGCACGGCGCGGGCCAGGTTGGTTTTGATTCGCTGGATGTCTTGGGTCAGATCCGCGATCGAATCGCCAACGATCGTATGCGAAATAGGATCTACGGAAAATAACGCAAACTTGATCCTGTTCGCCGGTTCATCAGAAATGATCTGAGCATTCTCGCCCATGGTGACGATGTAGCGAAGCTCCGGCGTGCCGTCGCCATTGGCGTCGGCCTTGATGTACCAGGTGCCATATTTGACGCCGTCGCCGACGCGCGTCGACATGTTCCGGCCGGGATTGCGCAGCATCGGCTCGGTAGTGAATTCCGCGATCGACTGCGACTGGACGAAATCGAGAAGATCCTCGCGCGCATAGCCCATCGCGGTGAGCTCATCGATCGGCACAATGCGCTCGTGGCCGACAATCCGGCTTTCCTTGAACGTCCTGGCATAGCGATCGAGTCGCATTTCCTCCGGCGGCACGCCGGCGACGCGAATCAGCGGCTTAGCGACTTCGAATTCGATCACGACATGATCGAACGCCGGCGGCGACATCGCGCCCGCCAGGTCGGGAGGGAGGCCGCCAGGGCTGGGAGGCGCCCCTGACGGCCCCCCAGGCAGCCCAGGAGGCCCCGCTGGCGGCCCTGGCGGCATCTGGGGCGGCGGAGGCCCCATCTGACCTCCGGGCGGTCCTGCAGGCCCTGGCGGGGCTCCCATGGGCATTGGCGGCGACGGCTGCGGCGTCGGATTACCAATCTCGATCACCTTCGCCGTCTGATCTTCGAGCAAGATCTGTTGAATCTGTTGCGCCGTAATATTCATGAAGGTCTTGCGACGGATTTCCTTGTGGTCGTCCGTCCACCACTTGGCAAAACCCGTTTTTACGGTCATGGCGTCTTTGAAAGCGCCGTATAAAATGAGAAATCCAGGATTATCGTTCCAAAAAGTATAATTAACGTATTGCGTTGCTTGCGACGCCATGTCGCTTTCAGCCGCTGTTCTTGGAACAAGCTCAACGGGCGATTCGGATGCTCCAAATAATCTAATCAAACTCGGAAGCATCAGCATGACCGAATCGCGAACGTCCGTCGAAACAAACGACGACCGGTTGGCGGCGTCTTCCTGATCGGTGTTGTATTGGTCGTAGGTGGCGCTCGGATCCTGGACAATGGTCGTGTCGGACCACGGATTGTCGTCGGGATAAAGCGTAGGCAACAACCCGTAATAGTACTTTTGGGCGTAATCCCTATTTGCGGCTAAAACCGATCCCTCATAGTCGCGGGCATCCGTTATCATCGCGTGAACAAATTGATCATAAGATTCAGGGTCGTTAGGATCAATACTTGATGTGTTGGATCCACTTGAATCTTTGAAAGAAGCGAAAATCCTCTCAAGCGCCATGTAGAATTATAACCTCCGTCGAAACATCTCGGCAATGAACTCAGCCTCGCTCTTCGTCGATTTGCGAAGCGAGCAATCCGAGCACAGCCATTGCATATTCCGTGGATAGTTAGATCCGCCGCGTACAACGGGAACGATATGATCGCGGTGCCCCTTACCGTTCAAAGGTGTTTGGCAATAACGACAGCGATCCTTTTGCCGCCTTCTAATCCTCGCTAAATCCTCATCTGTGTGCGATCCAGCCGCTCCGTTTAAACGACTTCTCCGCAACCGCACACGTTCTCGATGAGCTTCTAAATTCTTCTGCCGATAATCTCGCTGCCACTCGCGCTCGCCTTCTTGGCACGCAACATGAGAGCGAGCTACAATATCCTTGCGGTAAAATGGATCTTCCCTTACACGCTCCACCGTCCACAAGCGTAAGCATTCTGTGCATTGGCCAGTGCTAGCAAAGCGATCAGTTACATGGCCGCGCCGACACGGACGCCCTGTCCTAAACAGGGTTAGCTTGGCAGCTATCGCTTCTCGGCGTTCCATACATCCCAGCCATCCCCTAGGCTGCGCGATTTATGCCTGATCTGTGGCTTGGGTCAAATTGCACGCCTTGCGCCAGGCGGCTTGGCGCGCGCGATCGCTGAGCCAGAGCGCCATCGGCGGCCCAACCGGCCCAATGAAAGCCGGATCTCCGCGCCAGAGCGCCTCGAGCTCGGCCTCAGTCCGCGGAGGGCGCGGTCTCCGTGAAGTACTGACAGATCGTGGCATAGCGCGGAATAGGCGGCGGCCCGCGGCGGCTCATCATCGAAGCGGCCTTGCCGCACACCCCCCGCTTGTCGCTCAGCCGGCGCGGCGACCAAAACCAGCAATCGCAACAGACCCGCTTGGCGCCCGGAATGGCGAAATGCGCCTGGCCAGGAAAGGTGATGACCTGCGCTGACGTCTCGCCGGTGAGATTTTTCGAGCCTAACATCGATCCCTAGGCGGGATCGGACGCGCGGGTTGTGCAGCCAAGCGCCCGATCCCTGTTCCAGCGGCCCTAGGGGGTTAAAACCGCTAGAACGCGAGACGCGCGCTCGGCTTACGCCGCCAGGCGGCGAAGCCAAGCGCAGCGAAACCTAACCCCATCATCACCCAGGTCGAGGGTTCCGGAACGCCGGTCGTCAATTGAATCGAGCCGCCAAACGATTGCCGCGGCGCGGTGAAGTCCACCGCGAATTGCGTCTCGTCCGACGTGAACGGGCCAGTCGCCGCCGACACCGGCCCGAAAGCGCCATCAAGCAACGCCACCGGGAAGGTGTGCGAAGCGAGCAACCCGCCATTGGCGAACGTGCTCTCGACGGTCGGCCCCGGATCGTTGGTCAAGCCGTTGACGGTGAAGGTCGAGAGCGTGTTTCCGATCCCGAAAATGGCGCTTTGCAGAATATCGACCGTCAGCGTGTGCGAGCCAGTAAAGCCCACCGCCGCGGTGGCGTCGAGGGTCACGCTCGACAGGTCCGCATTCGGCAGAATGGGCGAACCTTGCGCGTTGATCGTAATGTTGGCGAAGTTGACGTCGTTGGCCGTAAGGCTCGCGGCGCCGGTCGTGATCCCGCTCACGTTGTCGATCAGCGTCCCGTTGTCGAACACCTCGATCTGCAGCGTCGCATGCGCCGGCGCGGCGCCGAGCGCGGCCAGAAAAACCGCGGAAAGCAAAAGCTTATTCATGGGAAATCCCCCAGATTAGAGTGCTGGGAGGCCTTTCAGCCTCCCTGGGCCAGAAGCTTGCCTTTAGCGCCATCCTCGCCCCTGCGGGTCCAGATCTCCTACCGCTTGGGCTGAGCCGTTGGCGGTTGCGGCAAGCCCTGGCCGGGACGCACCGGAGCGCCAGGCGGCCGCGGCAACGGCTGACCAGCGACCGGCGGACGCTGACCAGGCAAACCCTGGCCTGGCCGCACCGGTGCGCCTGGCCGCGGCGGCAAGCCCTGATCGGGCCCCTCCTCGCCAACGCCGTAATCCGGATCGACCGGAGGCGGCGAAATCTCAATCACCACGTAGCGATAACCAACGCCCTCAATGGCGACGAGGGCAAGCGCGCGGCCAGCCGGAACGTCAGGCGGCAACGGCGGCCACACCGTGCCAGGCGGCGGATCAGGCGGCAGCGGCTCAACGCCGGGAACCTCCGGCAAACCCTGATCGGGACTGCCGGGATCGATCGGATGAATCGGAAGCCCGTGGTCCGGATGCAAATGCCCGTCTTCCGGCAAGCCCCAATCCGGATCGACCGGAAGGCCGCCGCCAGGCGGCCGCGGCCAGGTGTGCGGCGGGCGCGGCAGTCCCTGACCCGGGCGACCACCCGGGCGACCCGGGCGAGAAGGCAAATGACCCGGGCGACCGGGGCGACCGCCGCCAGGCAGGCCTTGATCGGGATGACCGTCCGGATCGTCGAGAAGCGTGATGTAGGCGTAATACCCCTGAGCCATGCGGTCCTCCGGTTGGGATGGTTTAACTGATCGTTGTGACGCCCTCAATACGCTGCCCGCGACGCGCTTCCGCCGGCGTGATGTAAGCCCCGCGCGTCTCGTCGATCAAACGACGCAAAATATCGCTGACCGCAATGCCGCGCTGAGAAGCGAGCGCGTTCAGCCACTCGGTTTGCTCAGCGCTGGCGTTGAAAGTGATTCGATTGACGGTGATGCCTTTTGCGCTCATCGAAGCCGCAGGCTAGCAGACCTTCGGTGACTTAGACAAGCCCCCGAATGCGTCGCCTGAGCCGGCCGCCGAGCGACAGGCTCGAGCTCAGCGCGGTCACCAACGGCAGACCCGTCGCCACCGTCTTCATCGCGTCCGCGCCGTGACTCGAATCGTCGTGCACCGGCGTGCCAAACTTCGATTTCTTGTAGCCCCTCAGACGCGCCAGGCCGCGCCGACATCTCTGCTCGTCAAACCAGGCGACGCCCAAGATTCCGCGCACGGCGCTGATCCCATCGGCGTCGTTAACCCGATCCGCGGTCAGCACGGGGATGGGAGTGCCGTCCATCAAGGTCATCCGCCGCGACTGGCCGCTGCCCCATTCCCGATGCTCGACGTCGTGCGGCAGAATGTGGGCGCGATAGGGGGTTCCCCAAGCCTTCGATTTCTGATCAAGCAACTGCAGATAATGATCAGCCTTGTGGCCACGATCCTCAATATAATCGACGAAATGAATCGCCTTGCCGACAATCTGAAACACCCAAATGCAAGTGTAATCGTGAATGCCGATGTCCCAGCCGGTGATCAGATTGCCGCTGAGATTGATCGGCACGCTGCCCACCCGCCCTTGCGTCTGCAGCGCATTCATGGCGTCAGTATAATACGCGCCCTCAACGGGCGCATCGAAAGCATTGAGCATCTCTCTCGCATATTCGTCAGCCGGCATGTCGCGGGTTAACTCAGAGACCTCTTCTCGGGACAGTGCGTCTTCTCCGGTGTCGGTGATTCGCACGTCGAATACGTCCCAGGCTTCATCGTCTTCCGCCCGCAACTTGACGGCGTGGAAGTGGTCGTCTCCGTTGGAGGTGCCGGAAATGACCGCGAATCCGCGATAATCAGCCAATGTTGGACGGACGACGGAAGTCCAGGCGCGAGGGTTAAGTAGGGGATACTCGTCAAGCACTGCGCCATCGAGGTAAATGCCCCGGATCCGCTCATAGGCCTGGCCTCCGCCGTAAAGTCTGATCGTCGCGCCGGTGGGAAAGATCACCGTGAGTTCACCTTCGAGAAAACGAACGCCAGGCAATCCACCAGCATAGTGCTTGAGATAGTTCCAAGTCAGATCCTTAACCTGGTCAAAACTTGGGCCTATGTATGCATATCTTGGGGGCGGATGCTGGCGCGGATTCTCAAGCGCGGCGCGAATCAGCTGGTTGCAAAGGGCGACGGTTTTTCCCGCGCGACGATGGGCGACGACAAACATCCAGCGCTTTTTCGAGGCGTGAAGAGCGCGAAAATGCGGGCGCGGAACATAGGGAATGATCGTCGCCGGCGGCTCGTCGCTGGGGGGCGGGAGAAGATCGTCGAACGGATCGAAGGTCACTCAGAGGCAGCCGGTTTGCCTGGCGCGGCCGGCTCAGGCGCGAGCTCGATCAGCTTCTGCGGTTGGGGTTGCTGGCGGGCGAACATCTCCCCGTTGGCCCAACCAGCCGGCCCAATCACGATGTTGGTCACCGGACCATTGCGCTGGTTGGCCGCGTCGTCGGCGCTGTCGGTGGCGGCGAAGCCCAAATGACGCGCCATCTTGGCGTTGAGAATGTAACGGATCGCCCAGTCCTGCCGGCGCGCGTCCTCGTCGTCGTTCAAGATCCCAATCAATTTGCGGCGCGCCCGATCGGCCAGACGATGATCCATCTCCAGGACAACCGCGCGGGCTCTAGGGGATCTTTCGATGAACTTGCGCAACGTGAGCGAGCCAACCTTCAGCCGATCAGCCGCCGCAGTGACGTCGCCAGAAGCCTCGACCAGGGCGCAGGTGACCTCGTCGAGCGTGAGCGGATGATCGTCCGGGCGGACGGACCAGGGATAAGCCGGAAGCATGGCCAAGATTTTAAGAACAATTCATGAGCCTGACCACCCCATGAATTGTTCCTAGGCGAGCCAGAAACAGAGGCTGGAGAGCCGCTGGACGGTTTGGAGGGCTGAGATAGCCAGATTTTGGTCCTAAGCCTCCAGACCCCGTTTCTGTGTCTCACATAGAGGTTGTGGGGATTAGTTTTGAAGATAGTGAGCCGGGAAGGGACTGCGCGCCGGGGCCCCATCGAAGACATGATGGGAGGGGGGGGCAAACCATCACCTGGCGTGATAGTGGCTATCACAAGGCAAATGTGTTTAGAATGTGCCTATCACTAGGGCATGCCCTATTGA